CTACTTCAGCTTTTGATGCAAAAGTATAATGTGAGTTTTGATGTTCGATTAAATTCAAACCAACTGTAAAATCTTCATTAAATGAAATGCTATTTACTCTAAAAGCTTTTGCAGAAAAACCTATTGATGAATGTGTTATATTTACAATATCTCCTATGGCTAGATCGTAAGCATCACCACCAGCGTTGATGTTTAATTTTAAAGCTTCTCTTGATCTTCTTAAAATAATTTCTGCCATCTCCTCTGCCTGATACGGACTCGTAATTGTCTGAAAATCAAATCTACCCTCTAATAAAAAACCACCATCAGCAGTTTTCATAGTTGCGTGTCTGTCTGCACTTGTCAAACCTGAGTCATCTATTGGTGGAAACTGAACTTCATCTACTTGAAAGTTTCTATCAGGATTAACAAAAGATACTATAACTCTATTGTATTTATTATTTTTATCTTCACTTGCTAAACTAAAACCACCAAATATATCATCTTCTGTAAGTGTTATAGAAGCTGAACCTGTTGTCTCTATTACTAATTTATATTTACCACCGGTATAAGGTAAAAATCCTCTACAACCTCTAAGTAATATTCTTGTGTTTTCTATAATTTTTTTTGATGTATCTAATACAGCATTACAATCAAATAAATTAATATCGCTACCACCTGAAAAGGGTGTAACTTGTGTAATACAAACTTGTGAAGCATCTCTAAAACTTTGTAAATCAATATCGCTTGTAGCAATACCTTTTCCATATCGTTCATTTCTTAAATAATCTAATAAGCAAAAAGCTGGATTGGAAGAAAAAGTTGCAGATGATTCAGATAAATCAGAAGCTAATGTTACAACCTTTTTACCTTTTATTTTTGCTTGAACTTTTGGTATGCCACCAAACACATCTTGATTCCATTTAAACTTCAAAGCTAAATATGCAAGACCTGATAACTTATGATTACTACCCCAACTTGATAATGTTGAAAGTAAGCTAGATGCACTTTGACCATCTGAACCTAGATGTGGTTCTACTGTAATATAAGAAACAGCATCTTTATAAAAGTTTCCATCTGAACTTGCTACTGATCTTTGCGTATTATCTGATAAAGCACCATCAAAAGAAACTACTTTATCATCAACTCTAATTTCCTCTATTGAGTTTATTTCACCCTCACACAGAATCAAAGCCATATATAAAAACTCATTATCTGTACCTGATGTCTCTAAAAAGACTCTGGTTCCACCAAGTAATCTTTCGCCATAAACAATAGGAATACTTGCATCATTAGATTGTTTATTTAAAAGAATACCTTTTTCAAAAGAATCAAAATCTGTCTCACCAAACTCAGGTATTTCAGGTTGTGGAATTATCCAAGATAAAGCTTTACTTACAATTTTTATTGGAATCTCAACTATTTTTTTTACTACACCACCCATTAGATATGAAACTCCCTTTTGTATTTTTTTCCAACTCTATAAATATTATTATCTTTATCTAATCTTAACCAATTAATTGATTGATTTGTTTCTAAATATCCTTTGAAATAATTATAAACCCAACTCATTACATCTTTTGCTTTTCTAATAATTACAATATCATATAACCAAATGTTTTTACCTGTGTTCCATTGATTTTTATATAATAATCCTGTCTGCATATATTGATCTTCGTCTTTGTTGCTTATCTTTGCCCAATTTACAAAACCATATAAACCTTTTTCATCTTTAAATATTTTATATTGTTCTAAATTTATTGACGGCAAAATGTGGTAGTATAATTCTTGATATGAATTATCTTTGTATTTATCAAAAGTTTGGAATAATTTAATTATCTGTTCCATTATGCTCTACCCCATTTTATATCTTGAACAGTTTGACTTGAAAAATCCATACCAACATCTGTACTAAAAAATCTTTGTTGAGATGTATTGTTTGTTTTTCTACCATTAAGTTTATCAAAGTCTGCCCAATGAGATACGATCTTAAATATAATATTACTATCTGAACCTTTTTCAGATATTTCAAAAGTATCTATTGTGCCTTTATAAAGTAAAAATGGGTCTGCTATTAAAGCATTAGAGTCATTTAAAAATCCTCTATGAATTGTTACTGAATCATTGACTACATTTTCGTTTAATGCAGTAGATATAAAAGTTTGGTCTGCACCTGATAATCCAAGATTCAATGTAGTTTTTGTAATATCAACTTCTTCTGAAAAATTAGATATACCCATTACAAAACTAGATGATGCGTAAGTTACACTTGAACCTGAAACAGAACTTGTTAAAGGAAATGAACAATCAGTAATATTGACAGGGCTACTAAAACCGATTGTAATAAGATGAATTGGTCTAAGATCATTTGTTGCTAGTTCGTTCTTTACTGCTGTCGTTAAGCTTCTCGTCATAATCTTCTATTGTTCTCCTTTTTACTTTTACATAATCTGATACTACATAAGTTGCTTTATCAGATGGTTCTTCGTGTTTTCCTATATTATTTGTTTTTAAATCTACACCATCTCCATCTATAACTTCTTCAGCTATCATATCAACAGTTATCCAATGCCTTACCAAATATTTCATTACAAAGCTTCCTCAACATCAAATTGAAATTTATATATTAAGTTTCCATCTTTATCTGAACCAATAGCACCAAACTCTTGAATATCATTTGTTAAAAAAACTGTAAAAGGTACTGAATCATAAGTTACTACTGAATCATCTGTTAATGCAGTTGTAAGAGGTGGTTCAATAGTTACAGTAGCCGCATTAGAACTTGAAGTTACATCTGCAACAACCATATATACTTTACTGTGCGAAGCAAATTTAATAAAGTCTCCCGTCTTAAATCGCCCCGCACCATCACTAGCAAATGCGTCCATTGCTATTGTTGTATCACCAACTGCGTGAACTCCGTTTACTAAAACTGTTCCTGTTTCAGAACCTCTAGCATTTTTTATTTCAGGTGGTGTGATTGTAAAAGTTTCTTTACCTGATCTTTGTTTAATAATAAATGCCATTAATTCACCATAAACATCTGATCTTTTTCCTGTAATAATTTCTGCTGTAAAAGCAAATCTTTGTCCGTCAATTTGTCTTGCTAATCTCTTACCACTATCTGATTTAGATATAATTGTAGTCTGAATAGACTTGATTCCCATAGTTGAGAATTTTGCACTTGATATAGGAAAAGCACCTGACATTAGATTAAATTACTACTCCCTCTTTCATTAACTGATTCGTTAATTATTCTTGATATAGTTCCTCGTCTCTCAACTAATAATCTATCAATACCACTTGCATCAACAGCATTGATTGTAAAATTAACATTAACATTACCTGTTCCTGTTCCTCTAGCAGATTGTGTGATTTGTCCTGTTTGATTTGGTATAAATAATTCTGCTCCACTTTCTCCAACAACAACGGGTTTTCCTTTTGATACAGCACCGCCTTTATTAAAAAATGGAAGTTTAAAACCACCACCACCGCCACCACCCATAGCAAGTAATATAGCTTGTAGTGCAACTTGTTTTTGTTTTTCACCTGTAATTTTTTTCTCGGTTGATAATCTTCTATTATCTCCTTTTTCTAATTCAATACCTAATAACTTTTGTATTCCCATTCTTATAACCATCTCAATCATTATGGCTAAACTATTTACAAGAGCATCTTGTAACATTCTTTTAAATGATTTTCCTAAATCTTCTCCTAAAATAACTGCTCTTGACAAAGAATTTGAGAATTTTGTTATTCCTGAATTTAAACCCTCTGCTATGGTAATTCTTATATTTTCCATTTTTAATTTTATGTCATTAATTGCACCATCATTTAGTTCTTCAAATCTGTTAATAGCTTTTTGTGTTGCTGACGGAACTGCTATTGACAATTCGTGTTCAAACTCTTTAACTTTTTCTACTACTTCTTTAAAAGGTTCTACAAATCCCTCGTTGGCATCTGCACCTTTTATTAAGTTTTGGAAATCAATATTTTTATCTATAGCATCTGACATTGATTCAGTAACTTTATCTATTTGTTTATTCATTGCGATAAAAGTAGCAGTTACTGCCGATACTGAAACAGCAACTAAAGGTAATCCAACACCTGATAAAGAAACAATACCTCTTAAACCAGCTAGAACTACCATTATTGCTTTTCCTAAAGAAATCATAAATGTAACTATTTTAACTGCTATAAGAAGTTTTAAAGCTATTATTACTGCATCAATATTATCTTTTAATATTTTAAAGAATCCAGCAATACCCTGTACTGCTTTTGCTAAAACTGTTCCAAAACCTATTGCTATTCTGTCTATCTGTTCTGAATTTTTTTCAAGAGTTTTATCTAAACTACCAAATTGATTTTTTAGTTCTTGAAAGAAACCAGCATCTAATAATGTTTTCTTAAAAGAAAATACTTTATCTCCAATCATAGATAAAGTTCCTGTTAATGTTGTTGCTAGCTCATCTGTTGCTTTACCAAATCTCCCACCTTTTCCAAACACTCTTTCAAAAGCTTCGACAGTTTGTGTTATTGAAACTTCTGCACCAGCTTGAAAACCAAGCATATTTCTTACACCTTTTTCTCTAAATAAATCTGCTGACCCAATACCAGCACTAAATGATCTTTGTATTTGTTCTGCTGTTGTTCTAAAATCTAACCCTGTAACAGAAGCAACATTACCTGTTATTTCTAACATTTTCTGTAAATCTTCTGCGTTGTCTGTAACTGTTGCTAATATCCCTGAACCTGATTGTATTTCTTCAAGAGAGAAAGGAACTTTAGAAGCAAATTTGACCATATTGTCAAAAGCTTTTGCACCCTCATTTGTATCTTTTAATAAAAACTTTAATCTGACTTGTAAGTTTTCTAATTCTCTACCTGTACTGACAAGATTT